GTCCCCGCATCGCCTACCAGCACCGGCAACACGTCCGGGTCCAACTCCGCCGCGAACTCCCAGCCGTCCGCCGTTGCATTCACGACGAGCGGGTACCCGGCCGCCGTGTACGCCGCCGCGCCGTCGTCGAGATCAACCAGCCCGAGCGAACCATTCGACGCCGCCGTGATCCGTCCCGCCGCGTCCACCGTAACTGTCGCGATCGTGTACGTCCCCGCAGTCACGCCCGACGCGGCCAGTTTACTCGCCGCCACCGTCGCGTCCTGCAGCTTCCCGCCGTCCAATAAGCCCGCCGCGTTACTCCATACGTGCGCGCCGCTCCCCACTGTCACCGTCCCGGGTATCGTCAGCCCGCCCGCCGTACTCACCAGCACCGTCGAGTTCTGTACCGTGTCACCGTCCGTGCCGTCCCAGATCGCCACAGCGCGATCCGTGCTCGTACCCGGTCCCGTCACCGCTCCTATACTCGGTGTCTTAAAACTCCCGTCCACGCAGAGGAACCTATCCGCCGATCCCGCCGCGCTGCCTGGTACGAGCCCCGCCGTACCGTCCGCTTCCGCAGTCGCGCCCGTGTACTCCACGATCGTCAGTTCGCCGTCGCCTGCGAGCGTGCCGTGCCCCGACAGCGGCGCGAACGTCAGCGCATTCGCATCGTCGATCAGCGCCACGTACCCCGGCAACGCGCCCGTCGTCAGAATCTGCGCACCCGTGACTGTGCCCTCTGCGATCTTTGCGCCGTTGATCAGTCCTTCCGCCGTGGTCAGCGTGTGGTTACCCGTGCCCGCCTCGATCTGGCCGCCAACGTCCAGCCCCACCGGCACGCTCACTGTCGTAGCGTCCACGGATACCAGCTCGGCCCCAGCGCCCGTGCGCAGCTCCACGTCGTTGCCTGTCGCGTCGTACCGCGCGTAGTAATCATTTCCTGTGCCGAACAGGATCAGCGTGTTATCCCGCAGCCTGAGCCACGTGTAGATGTCGAGCTGCAACATCTCGTTTGCGGCGTACACACCGCCGCCGGCCAACACCACCGCGACCACGGCGATCGCGATCAACCCTACCCATTTCCGCATCGCATGCACCTCTTCTACAGGCACTCCGTTTCCGTTGCCCGTTGTTTCCAATCCACAGCCAGGCGCAGCCCCGCGGCCGCCAAGGCCATGCCCGTGACGTATTCCTCTTCGCTCGCGCTCCAACACTGAAAGTCCGTTTCTTCGTACCGTTCCCACACCGGAGCATCCGACAGACTGCCGACAGGCGCCGTCACCTGGGTCAGTCCCCCGCATATGATGGTCCGCGCAACCAGGTCGATTTTCAGGAGCCGCACGCCCCCCGCCGCAACGTAGATCTCTTTTGCGGATTCGTCCCACGTCCCGAATTCCACGAGCGCAGCCGCGGCGCCGCTGACCGTCCCCTCGTGAAAATCCAGCGTCGTATACAGTCCGTTGCCGGGCAAGCTGGGCCCGTCATACCGTAGATTCCAAACAAGCGCGCCGTCCGCGTACAGCCGCGTGCCGCGGCTCGTCACTTCCCAATACACGCCCTTATCAACGTCCACCACCACCTGGGCATCGGGCGCCGTAACCGGGCTCTGCGTCACTCCCAGCGTCTGCCCAAAACTGATGGCGCCCCGCGGCCGGCGCGGCCCCCACCATTGCGCGTGCACGCTCTTCGCATCGGTATTGAGGCTCTCCATCCACACCGGATCTTCCGCGGTTCCGTCATTGCGCCGCGTCCGCACCAGCACGTAGATGGGCGTGCCCTCCACGTACCCGCTCACGGTGGTGTACGCGAGCACCTCCCGCGCCTCGCCTCCGCGCATCGCCTGCGTTGCGGTGGAGGTGTCCACATCCGGATCCGGCGCCTCACCCGCTTTGACGTAGACGACCCACTCATCGGCGCGGGCCGCGGCGATCGCCGCCGGCGTGTCCCCCTCTTCACGCGGATTGTACAGCGCCCAGATCAACACCTTGCCGTCAGGCCGCGCCTCTAACGTAACTTCAGCCGGCCCGCACGGGGGGTCCGCGGGCATGTCATTTTGAGCATCCACATGCAAAACGATTTCTTGCACGGGGCTGCGTAGACCATATTTGTTTTGTTCGCGGACGTGAATGTAATAGGTCTGAGGACCTGGCAGATTCAGTGGGTATGTATAGGGCAGGGTATTTGTAGCCTTATCCAAATAGAACGCTTCACTGTTGGGAGGAGACCCCGCGCCGAGCCAGATCAGATAGCGTGGAGTAGTGGATCGCGGTATACGGTTCGCGCCCGCGATCTCGCCATAGTAGGTCACACCGCCGACCGTCCACTTATAGCACCACCGACTTGTGAAAACAGCCCGGGCATACTCTTCCATGGAGACATACCATTGCTCTTTGGATAACCATAGCCCGATCTGTTCCCCAGGATTGAGTGTGGCGGCGATCACCGTAGCCGTGGCTTCCTTGGTCCCCTGTGCAAACCTTCCCCCCGGGCCCGTTTTTTCGTCCGCGATTATTGTGAGAGCCCCGTTCGCGTCGGGCGTTTCTCCCCGATATTTCAGATACGAATAATATATATTGCTCAGATCAGCCCACACCTTGACGTTCGTAACCGGCTGGTCACTGGCGTTCCGCAACATCACCGCCCTGTAAAGCACAGTTCCCTGCGCATCGGCCGCGGCAAAATCGCCCATTCCTGCCACGTTGTGCATGTAGGGCAGGAGCTGCACGACTTCACGGCCGCCCAGCTCGTATGGGCTCACCCGGCGCACAATCACGTAGGCGCTGGGATTTGCACCGTCCACCAAAACTTTCCGTTCGCCGTTTGCAATCTCCACGGCGGCGCCCGGAGTGCCCGCCGGCGCCGTCCAACGCAGACTGTCCGTGCCCACAGCCTCGAGCACGCCCAGGCCCGCGCCGTTGCGCCCAGCCGCATACTCGAGCACCGTGTGCTGCAGGGGCGCGAACCGGTGTATCAACAGCGGTTCCGCGCGCGCAATGCTCCGGTACCCGCCCAGGCTCAGCGCCGCATCCAACTGGACGCCATCTGTCGCGTCTGCGCCGGTCAGATACATCTGCAGGCTGTCCGGTCCGCTGTTTACCTCTGCCATTCCCTACCCACTCGTCAGCGTTATGCGTGTTGTTGCCGGATTCCACGTGTATGCCAGCGCCGGTTTGTTAGGCCGGCAAACCTGCGTGACCGTGAGCGGCCGCGGGCGCCCGTCGATCCCCGCGGCGTTAACGGGCACTACGCGAAACTGCGCCGTTTCGCCGTCCGCCAAGACTCTCGTCTGATACCCCACGTGCGCACCATGCGCTGTGTGCCGCGTCACCCATTTGCCGTCCGTGTATTCTTCCACCCGGCTCTTCACCACACTCTCGCCTGGCGCCGTGCTGATCAGGCACCGTGACGGGTACGCGTCCGCCGGCGCGTCCGCCAGGCTGTCCAACACGTCAATCTGCGCGAGCTCGCCGGCCGAAAGATCGAACTGGCGAGAGCCGTCCCGGGTCATATCGATCAGAAGCCCGTCCCGGTACCAATAGAACGTGGGCTCGCTCAGATCACTTACGGCCGTCACTATCCACCCGCCCCCGGGTAATCGCCGCGTTGTGACGCCAGTGATCGCCACAGCTAATAAAGCTCCTCCAGCGTGAATTCCCACCACATATACCCGTACGCGCCGTTAGTCGCGCGCGCGACCTCGTGCACCTCGAGCTCACGGCACTCGCGCACCAGCACGTACGGGCGCGTATCCCCCCAATCATCCTGCACAGCAACCACGGTCCCGCGGAGCGCCTCGAAATCTATCCGGTACTGCGTCACGTTCACCAATGCAGTTAAGAACCGCAGCGCCCGCACCGTTACCGGCTCCCCGCGCCATTGCATGATCGCGAATGACACACCGGCCACGCCCGGGCTCGTGATGTCCTTGAGCTGCGGGCCCGGGCCGGGTATGCACCCCACGATGCTGAAAAAGTTCTCTCCGCCGATATACGCCATTTACTCCACCGTCCCCCCCGTATCGACCACCACAGGGCTTTCATCCTGCCCCTGTGTTGCCCGCGTGGTCTTTTCCAGTTCCTTTATTGCCTCCGTGTTCTTCTCGAGTTCTTCACGGTTGTACCAGATTTTCTCTATGAACTCTGCCAAAACCATTCCCAACGCAGTGATAGGATCGCCATGAGCTGGGCCCGCCATGTATCGCGAAGCCCGTGCCCATACGCCCAACTTAACAGACCCGGCCTCTCCCACTATGGGCAGTTGTTCTTCCTCGAGTTCTTTAGCCATCTGCTCTTGTGCACGCTCATAGGGACTATTGGTATATCCTCTCTTTACCTTTGCAGCCGCTCTTTCCGCCCTTATGGCCTCCGCTTCCTGTTGCATCCTCCATTCCGGGTCCTGCACCGTCTTTTGCTCTACCTTCTCCGCAAACATAGACAGGCCGGTGTCCTGGAGCGCGGCCACACCCGCCGCCGTATCCGGCGCGATCCGCTCCAGCGCCTCCGGGCTGCGTAACAAGCCTATCAACGACGGCGCTGTGCGCTCCCCGAACACTTCCATGAACTGCTTTTCGAGTGTGGTTTTTTCGATCTTTCCCCCTGCACCTTTCACTATTCTCTCTCGCGTCCACTCCTCTGTCGCAGCCAACTCCGCCAACGCCTGAATCTGTTCCGGCACGCTTTTGTCTGCCAAGCCAAGATTTTCCAGAAACTCCGCCCCCACCGTCTTGCGCTTGACCAGGAATCCTTTTGCGGCCGTGCTCGCGAGCTGTGGGCTCGCATCCACGCCCATCGATTTCACGATGGCGCTCATCAGCGCGCCTCCCGCGGCTTTTTCTTCCATGGTTGCGCCAGCCACGCCACCGATCCGCGTGAACTGTTCGGCGTAGGTGTCCGCGGACAACGGACTTTTCTCGGCCATTGTGGTGAGGAAATTCGCGATCTGGGATATGGTCCGGTCACCAAAGACGCCCTGCTGCAGGGCGATGATGCTGCGGCCAAACATTTCCGGATCCTCTCCCAATTGCTTTGCTTGGCTCGCTTCGCGCAATACCTCTATGATCTGCGCGTCGTCCATCAAGGCTGAGCGGGCAGCAAATGCTATTCCCGCCGCTTGCCCAACTTCCATGTGCCCAACGTTCCGCAATACCAGTTCGCGGTCCGCTGCGCTCAGAGTCGAGATCGCGGAGAACCTGGACAGCGCCGCAATGTTCTCCTCAACGGCGGTCTGGTTCTCATTCCATGTGTCAATTAGTTCCTGTACGGCCGCCTTAGCGCCTCGCACAAGGGTCCCAATCGACACAATTCCGCCCATCGTAGTGAGGGCCTTTTGCCATACGCCTTGCAATACCCCCACCTGTGCGCCCTGGTCTCTGGCCTCCTGGTTCACTCGCCGCGTGCTCTCCCCCACCTTGTCCTGTGCCTTGGCGAACTTGATGATGTTGTTGATCGCCTCGACGTCCTGGCACTCGATCGCTAGCCCTACTCTGACCTTTTCGGCCACAGCTATTCCCTCAACTCAGCTTGCGCCGGCGCCGCGGCGTCTTTGCCATTTCTGTATTGATTGCCTTCACGTGCGCATCCGCCATAGCTTGTGCCTCAGCCGAACTGATGCGCGTCAACTCGTCCTCAAGATCCATCCCAGCATCCTTGTGTGCGCGGATGTACCACGGCACATCCATCTGGATGACGGCGCGCGAGCCGTAGACCTTCACCCTCACACTGTCCTGCGCTTCCTTGCGGAGATCTCCCGATTCGACCAGCGGGGGTTTGGACCCCCGACTCGTGAGCTTCCCGCCTTTTGTGCGCCGGAATATCTGTCTGGGCTCGTACCCGTATTCCCGGGCGCCCTGGTGCGTGAAGTGTTTTGCTAGGTACTGCGAGGCGTACAGCTCGCCCATGGCGCGGAGTCCCGCCTTGCGCGCACGGTTCCACACGCGCTGGTATGTATGAATATCCGGCTCAAATGTGACTGTCACGCGAAACCGCATTCACCCAACCTCTTCTCTCAGCCACAACCAATCCGCCATGCTCGGCTCATACCCCGGCGCCTTGCCGTCCCGCCAGCGGCGGTACATCAGCCAGCGGAGCCCATGTCTTTTTTTTTTCGTTCTGCGACTAGGCTGGGCCCCTCAATCAACGCAAACAGGATCCGCGGCACACCGCACAAAGGAAGGGCCTCGAGCGCCCGCAGCTCCCATTCCGCAACGTGGTAGTTCACGCTCAGCGCCTCGATCGCGATTGCAACCAGCCGCTCTTCGGGCAATTCAAACAGGCCCGCATTCATATCGAACGCGTCTGCCACCTCCGCGGCCGCGGCAACCAGGTCGCGGTATCCCGGCAACACCACCTGTGTTGCATTCCCGTCCGTGTCGAGGCCCAGGAGACTCGGGATTGTCGCATTGCCGAGCTCGCCGCGAGCAATCGGCACGGTCCAAATTGCCCCATTCGCCAACGGTATGGGGAGTCCCGGTATCATTTCCGCCCGTTGCAGCATTTTGGGCTCGGGGACAGCATCGTGGTACCAGCCCAGCCAGACCTGGCCACCCGCACATTTCCGCCACTCCTGCTCAGAGGGCCGAAACCCCAGCCGCGCGCCCGGCCGGCGCAAGGCAAACAACATGCCGCGGCCGCCGTCCGGGCCCCGGATCGTGTCCGCAAACTGCACGGCGCTTACGCACGCGGCATTATTACGATCACCGGGCGCCGCGATCGCGGGCGCCAGCCCCAAGCCCACGAAATCCACTTGGTCTATCGATTGCGCACCCGGCACAAAATAGAGTATCCCCGCCATGCTGCTCCCTCTATGGTTGTGTGATTGTGATCGCCGCTGCAGTGCTTACAGCGAGTTCGTTGCCGCCCGAAGGTTTGAGGGGAAGCATCTGGAACGAACTTCCAACCCTGCCCCGCTGGGTTGCAGGGTCCTGAACCGGTATCGTGAAGAAATCGCCCAGGGTGAACGAAATGTGCACGCTCTCGGTCGGATCCGCCCGCAGTCCGTATGCGTCCAACGCCTGCGCGTAGACCACGCCGGCCGTGCCCTGTCCGCCTACCAGCCCGATCTCGCTCAGATTCTTCGGCTCTGCCAAGTCAACGCGGATAGACGGCCGCACCGCGTCGATCGTGATAACCGACGGGTACGGGCTCCCGTTGTAGCTGTGCTTTGTGACCTCGAGCCCGAAATCAATCACCACGCGCTCCACACTTTCAAGCCGCGTGCCCGCATCCAGGTCCACCGGGCCCAGCGTGTACGCCTCCGCCAAATCCACGGCAGTCGGCAACGCGGCGCCCGTCGCGTAGTCCAGGATCGAATTGGTCCCGTCGTACAACGTGTACAGGCGGTAATTCAACGAGGCCACGCCATCTTCGCCGTCCCCCTGCTGCAGCGTGAGCGTTTGCGGAATCAATAAACCCGCGTTGACCTCCACGCTCTCATGGCCTGACGCCGCCGGCAACCCGTCCGCGATCGCCTGGTGGTACATCGTGACCTTGTTCGCGCTTGATATGGAGAGCCCCAACGATCCGCACGCCGTGAGCGCCGTCTTGAGCGCCACGGTGGTCAGTTGCACCTCCGGCGCCAGACTCATGATCGCGCCAAACGCGGACCGCGGGCTGCCGTCAACGCCCAACCGGATCGGTTGTCCGTTGAAATCCAGCGGCATGGCTGTCATGCCGTGAATAACCTTTGCCGGGTTGCCGGCAATCTGAAACGCGCTGATACCAAACAATCCCACTGCCATCGTTACGCTCCTTTAGGCTCCGTACACCACCCGGAAATCCGCCACACAAAACCCGCTCGCATCGTCCGGCTCATCCGCCCAGTGGTTGAGCGCCCGGTCCAACAGTTGCACGCTGTATATCGTGAGATCCCCGCCCTGGCCGCTTGCGTTGTGAGCCTCGAGCATCAACGCCGTTACGTTGCTCATGAACGAAATCAGCGCATCGTCCGGCGCTGAGGCGTATGTCGTCGCGACTGGCTCCCAGAATTTCACGCCGAAGAAACCGCTCGCCAACGCCTGTACAGCGCGCCCCCGCGCAATCGTCTCTGAGCTCCACCCGCTCGTGTACAGCAGGACGTGGCGCGTCTCACTTTGAGTCCACTCGTAATGGATGGACTTCAGTGCCTCCGCCGAATCCTTTACCGCCAACCACGTCTGAAACGATGTCAACCCCGCCAAAAGCGAGCGAAACCGCTTCAACGGTTCGTACACAACACCGCTGGGGGTTACAGAGCCCATTCCGCTCTCCTGTCCCTCCGAAACTTCGGTCCGGTCTCCTCAATCTTTTCCCGGCGCTCAAGCGCCAGGCTGATCAGGTTGGCGCCCGGATGACGTTCAATCACGCCGGCCACCGCCCAAACGTCCCCGCCGATCGTCACCGTGTCCCCTTTTGCGCCCGCTGTGGGGACGCCGCCCGTGGCGGCCGTGCTCAGCTCGAGCTTGGCCGTGCGATGGCGCCAGGTCCCATCCTGGCCTGAAACGTCCCTCGTGGCGATCTCGACAAACACCGCTGAGACGCTGGACGCGCCATAGGTCACCGTCTGCCCGTGCACGGCCAGAATCGACGGCCACGATGCCGTTGCAACTATTTCGTCGAACAGACTTGCCATGCGTCCTCATCCCTATCTAGGGATCGGGGCCCCGCCTGCACCCGGTATGCGGGGGTGTCACCTGGCCGGCCAGGGCCCCGGGGGTCCGCTCAGATTCCGCGGAGCGACCAATTCGCTACGGTCGCGTCCGCGGGAAACCACACACTGATCGTTTCAAAAACCACCACGCCCAAATCGTCCGCCTGTAGATTCACGCTCCCGCCGTCTGCCAGCACGTAATCGTGCGTTGCCACGGCCGCGGCGCTTGCGCTGTTGAAACGGACGTATACCGTTTTCCCGCTCAGGTTGCTGAGCAGGAGTTTCGACGCGCCCGGAGCAAACGTCCATTTGCCCGCCGTTGTATTCGCCACCGGCGCCGTGACCTGGGTCCCGCTCCGGTACTCTTGACCTCGTGCCATTGTGCAGTCCTCAAGTAGAGCCGGCCGCGGCTCCACACAGCCGGCTCATGCCACCACGCACCCGTTAGCCTGCCACCACCGCCGTCACTGAGGGGGTGCCGCCCCGGCACGTCACACGATATGGGATCTTCACGTCCGCGCGTTCCGCGGAAAGTTTGACTTTGATTTCCACCGTCTGCCCAACCGAGCCAATCGACAGGCGCGCCGCGCCCTTCACAGCGTCCAGTGTGCCTGTTGCTTTCACTTGTGTGGCCGCAACGATTCCGCGGGAGTTCGTCCCGTCGATCTTGACGAAGGCCGCAACGTCCAGCGTGTCATTTGCCGTCGCAACCGCGTCAAACCCGGTGGTGGCCTTGACGAAATCCAGATCCACCTCCAGGTCATACAGCATGTTGCCGCTCTGCGGCGCGATCGTCAGCAGCGTCACGTAATCCGTGTAGTCCGCCGCCGAAATGTCGATGTCCGCAATTCCGAACGAACTCGTCCCATGAAGCCCCTTCAGCAGGGCCATCAACGAATTCAGGGTGCCTCCCTGCACGCTGACCGGCTCATCGGTCTTATTCCCGATCACATGGCTCTCCAGCAGATTCCGTGTCTCATCAGGTACTGGTACTCTCGGCATGTGTTTGCCTCCTCAAACGGGGCGCCCGCGCCGCGGCCCAGGCGCCCCTGGTCCTCATCTCACCTCATCGCCAGGATGCTGTGCCCGGTTATTCGTCCGCCGGCGCTGTTGCCGCGCTCAGGCACTGCACGACGTACACGTAGTCCACCGCGCCGATCTCCACGTCCCATGCTACGCGCGCCTGGAACGCGATGCGGCTCTTGAGGAAGCTCTCCGTGTCCGTCGTCAACGTGACGTACTCGAAACGCAGCTTCCACTTGCGCTTAAACTGCCTCTTGAAATCGCCCAGGTACCAGGCGCTCGTGCTGAGGTCGTCCAGCTTCGGGGTCGACAGAACCCGCGGACGATACATCCCGCGCGGGCCCCAGTTGTTCAGCTCGTTCTCCACGCCCGGCTGGTACTCCGAATTCGTGAGCTTCGCGGCCGTGCCTGCCAGTGCGTCGGGCACCAGCAAGATGCAGCGGCTCATCGGGATCGAGATCCGCGCGCCCAACGAATTCCGCATGGACACCAGCCGCGCCCGCGCGGCTTCGAGATCCGTCTCATCGACCAGGGCATTATTCAGCACTCGAGTGCCGTTGGTTGCACGCACGCCCGGATTGCCCGCAGTCGAGTTGTACAGCGCCGTTCCCACTCCGTTCGGACGAAGGGCGTAGGGCTCTGCACCCACGGCCGCACTGCCCGTGTGGTCGGTGACACGGCGTAGTGTCTGCTGTTCCACGGTCTCCCCGGCGATCTCGCCCAGCGCATTCACTCGCTCAACGATGTTCGGCACATCGTTTTCTTCAATCATCTCCGCCGTGATCGAAATGCGGCGCCCGTTTCGGTTGCTGCGAATCTCGAACTTCTCTTCGCCGGCGCCGATTTCGGGGAAGTCCTTCGCCTCGTCCACGCGATCGATCTTCAGATCTTCGCTCGTGATGCCCGCGTAGATCGATACGCGCTTGTTGTCTTCGGTGTCCGTGACCAGCTCTCCGCCGATCGCCGGGACCGCTGCATACGCTTCCTGGATGCCGGCGATCGTCATGCCGCCCGCCAACAGCGGGAAGGCACTCGCCTGGATCGCCCTGGTTTCGCCCGCGACATTTACCGCGGCCGGAACGGAGATCCCGTCCAGTTTGTGGAACAGCCCGCGGACGTCGCGTACTTTATCCCACCGCAGTTCGCCCTGATCGATCAGCTCCTGCGTCCGTTGCGCGAACGCCACTGAGTCCCGCTGTGCCATCGTCCGCAGGCCATCCACGTCCATTTGCCGCCCAACCACGTACACTTCCGGCGTGATCCGCGGCTTCTGTTTTTGCTTATCCATCTGATGCTATCTCCCTATGGTCTGGCCGCCATCACGCCGGCCGCTTGCCTCATCTCCCGCACCCGCGTTTACCCCTCACGATTGCCCGCGGCGGGGCCCCCGATACGGAGGCCCCGCCTCAACACGCGCTACGCCTGGAGCGCGCTGTAATAACTGGCCGCCGCCTTGATCGTCATGCGCACGTAACTCGTGCTCCGGATGGTCGTGCCAGCATCTCCGGTCGCATCGTCTGCGAGATGCCCCTGCTTCTGCGGGTAGTGTTCCTGGCCCACGGCCGTCCCGAGCTGGTTCGAGCCGGTTGCGGCCACCTTCTCACTCGAGCTCCAGTAGAGCGCAGTCCCAACCGCCGTGGCGGCCGCGGTCGCGATCTCGTATTCGAAAATGTCCCCGGGGCGCGGCACGATGATCTCGTAATAGCCGGCACGATCGCCCGATTTGATTTCCTCGTTCGCGATCGCCACGTTGCCCGACATGGAGTAATCGCTGTCCATCGGCACCCAGGCCGTGTTTGTGTCGCCGGTCAGCTCGAGCAACTCACCGCGTTTGATGGCCTTCGTGGCCCCTGCCTGAAATTTTCCCAGCATGATCAGCGGCTCGCTGGCGCCAAAGAGGTTGCCAACCCACCGCACATGATTACTCGCCATCGTCGTGCTCCTTTTACCCGCTCCCGCGGGATTGCCTCGTTTTCATGCGCTCGCGTGCGCCCCCCGGCGCCGTTCAGCCCATCAACGTACGGACCAGCACATCGGCCGGCACGTCCGTGATCGTTTCCGTGCTCTTCTGCGCTTGCGTCGCCGGCTCCGGCGTACCGGCCGGCGTGGCCGATTTCTGCAACGCTGCCAACAGCCGCTCCCGCGACTGTTCGACGTCCAAGCCCTGCACGATGCACTCGTGCGCAACATGCTCGAGCCCGGCCGGCGTGATCGCCAGGATCTCAGTCTTGCGTGCAGCCGCTCGCCGCGCGTCCAGTTCCTCCGCGATCGGTTCCACGTTCACCACCTGCGTTTCCTCCGCCGCGGCCCCACGCTCCTCCGTGTGGCCCGCCGCGGCATCCTGATTCTTCTCTTTGCCCACGGTCACTTCCTCCTCTGGTTCCTCTGTCAATCGACTGCGGACGCCCAAGAGGCGCCGCACTGTTGCCTCAATCTGCGCATCCAGCGCGCGTGTCTGCCCCTCCAGAAAGCACCGCCGGACCGCCTCCGCGTCAGCCGGCACCGGCACGATCGAAATCTCGAACAGCTCCCACCGCTTGATCACCACGGCCGGCCCTTTGATCGCGCTGTCCCCTTCACCGTCCGTCTCCCCCTCCGTGAGTTCCACGATATTCTTGCGGTCGGGGATATAGCCGACGCTCACCGCGTTGATGAATCCGCCCTTCACCAGCTGCCAGATCGTCTCTGCTCGTTCCGTCTCCGCGAAATGGACCCGCACAATCAGTTCGCGGCCTTCCGCGCGAACGTCTCCGCGACCTACGACGGCGCCGGCCTCCCAGCGGTTGTGCGTATCCAGAATCACGGGATTCTTTTTGAACCGCTTCAACACCACTCCGGAAATCCGGAGATATTGGCGGCCGCTCCACGTCTCCACGCCGTTCTCGGTCGCGGCCACAAATTCCACCCACCGCTCCTCGGTGTTGATGGCCCGCCGTTCCAGTTGATCGAGCAAGCCCCGCTCGCAAACCACTGCATCGTTCACGCTACGCTCTCCTCATCCCGGGCGCCTGCCAACAGAGCAATTGTCCGGGCCGCGGCGCCCTGGTCCGCTTGGCCCTTCTCGGGCAAGCCCATTTCCTTTCGCAGCTCCGCCTCGCGCAGCTCTTCGCGCAGCCGCTGGCGCAACTGTTCTTCCCAGTCTTTCCCCTTCTCGGCACACAGATCGCGGAGCGTCTGAGTGCCCATTTGTAGCTCGAGCTGAGCGCCCGCCGCTTCCTTCACCGGATCGACCCATTTCCACCCGTTGGGGATCCAGTGCACCGCCCGACGTTCTTCCGGCGTGATCCCGCTCAGCCGCATATCCCCACGGAGTGCCGCGTCGTCCATCACCGTCTGCCATTCCCAATTCAGACACTGGGAGACGTATGCCGTCTGGAACACTGCGTACACCTGGCGGCTCTCGAGCAGGTCCGTGCGCGCGCTCGAATAGGTCGACTTGCTGAAATCCTTCAACACCACCTGCCAACTCACGCCCAGGGCCGCGCCCACGCGCCGTGCCAGCATCACCACAAACGGCTCGAGCTCGGGCACGGGGAAATTGGGAATCAGCGTTTGGATTTCTTCATCGGGATACAGCTTGAAGATCATCCCCGGCGTGATCTGTTGGTCCAGCACATAGCCGTATTTCTTGGCCGTCGTGTCCAACACGTCATCGATCGGGTTCAGCGTTTTAATGAAAACGCTCAAGCACGCCGCGATCTGCACACGCTTGAGACACGCGACGATCAACAAGTCCAAGTCCCGCAGGTCCTGTAGCACTGCGTGAAACGCCGGCACGCCGCGGCTCTGCCCGGGCCGTTCGATGATTTTCAAATGACGACACACGTCCGGGCCCACGCTCACAAACTGTTCCGAATCACGCAACGCGGCGGCGCCCATTGCGTCCCCGGGATGGGATTTCAGGATCCAGTACCCAACGACCCGCCCGTATTCGTCGCGTTCCACGCCGTCCCGGAACTGTGGATTGCCCCACTTCTCCCGCGGGGTTGCGAGCCGGTCCGCCTCGATCGTTTCGAACCACACGGGCTCATATGGGCCGGTCTTCGCGGCCTTGCGCAGCACTTCCCCGTCTTCAAACCACTTGCGGAACACGAGGCGCTGTGTTTGCCCGTGCGAGAGCATGTCCACTGGATCCAAGACCGGTGCACGTTCCGCCCAGACCGCTTCAAGCCTGCGGTTCGTTTCCTCATCTTCCGTGCGGGCCTGGGGGACGATGCCCGTGCCGATCACGTTGTTCACGAACGAACCCGAGATGCCGCTGCCGATCGCGTCGTCCCGGTTCAGCTCCCGGGCCCTCGAGCGCAGCGCCGGCAAGTCTCCCAGCACCTCTGCGTCCGCGGACCGCCCGGAATCCAACCACGCCGTGTTGTTGCCGCCCTTGCGCGCGGCCTTGTACCCCTGCAGACGCATGAGCGCTAACACGCTCTCGCGGTAATCGGGATCCCGTTCCATGAGGCGCAGGTGTTGAACGACAGCGGCGCGGCGCGGACTGATCAAGCGCAATCCGCCCTCGTACATCCGGTCATACCATCGCCCGCGTCTGCTCACGCTAATACCCCGTTGTCATGCGGCCCAGGCGCCGCCGATCCGATGCGCGCCCTGCGGCCGCCTCCGCCTCGTCCAGTGCCGCCCCCAACTCGCGCAACCGATCCTCCCACTGCACGTACGCGATCTCGCTGCGTGCCTGCGTGGGGATCGCCGCGAACTTCAGGCGCGCCTGCAACAGCTTCGTGCGGGCCGCCGCCCAATCGCCGTTCCCCACGGCCGTTGATGCGTCGTCCAACAGCGTCTGCATATCGCTGACTGCGCTCACCACCACTCCCGCGCGCTGGCGCCCCTCTCAAAAAATGATGGCCCGGAGCCAGCCGGTGCACCGGCCCCGGGCCTAGGGGGTACGCACTGATGCGCGTTACACCCTTTCTTTACCATTCATTTTGCGATCCGTCAACCCTCTTGATTACAGTCTGTAAAACCTCTTGATTACAGTCTGTAAAACACGCGCCCAACTGCGCTCATTTGCGCGGTATTACCTTCAGGATTAGAATCACACTGTCCGCAATTCTCAATGCAGGGTGCGCTGCAGCGTGCGCAAAATGGGGAGATGTAGGATGCAGCTCAAGGATTTTGTGCAACAGACCCTCGTGGAAATTGTCCAGGGCGTGTATGACGCTCAGCCGTTAATGCGTGAACACAATGCGCGCGTTGGATCGATGTATGAAGGTGAGAAAAGGCAGTTTGTGAAATTTGATGTGGCCGTGGCATCGGGCACCACGGATACAAAGTCCGGCGAAGCCGGCGCCCATATCTATGTGGTGGACACCGGTGGGGAATGGTCAAGAGAAAACGCAAACGTGGCACTCCAACGTGTGCGTTTTTCGGTGCCAATAGAATACCCACCATCGGAGGCAAATCCAGACGCCTAGCTGTGGGGACGATCGTCTATAGCACCCGAACGCTCATCTTGAACCGGTGTCCGCAGCTCTTGCACCGAAACCACGCTACTGCCTCCCCGGAGCTTGTACACGCCGTGGCCTGACTGCTATCGTCCAACCGGATCCGCCGACATCGCGGGCACGGTACCGGGTCACGCTTCACCTTAATGAACGAGTCCGGCAACGGCTTTCCCTTCGGCCAATAGCACCGCCGCTCGATCGCCCGCGCCTCGTCCTGGGCGTATTGCGCCGCCAAGATCCGATCGTGTCGAGCCTGCAATTCCGCGCGCGTTTTCTGCAGGCTCGCAAGGCTCTTATCGACTTCCTCCATATCCTGCTCGAGCGTCTGGATCTTTGGCCGCGGGACCTCTATCGGCGGATCGTCCGTACGCAGGATCCGCCTCCGCTTCCGTTTCGCTTGCTCCATTCCGATTACTCCTATTCCCCCTGCCACTGTTTCACCACCCCCTTATCACCCAACACACGCGCGCGCCGTGCGTACCCCTCTTATCTTCCTATCGTCCAACTGTCCCCGCCGGACCGCCGCCCTGGCGCCTCCCGCGCCTCCGCATAATCGCCCGCTGCCTCTACAGGCGCGGCCGGGGCCGGCCCCCTCTCGTGCAGGCGGATCCCCGCGATGTGCGCGGCACAACAACAGTTTTGAAACACGTCCAGCCAGTGATTGTTCCTGTGGAGCTTCTCCCATTTTTTCAGGTAGCCTTTGCCGGCCACGAATTCCTCGTACTGGCGTTCGCTCGTTAGATGTTTTGCCAGGGGCATGTGGTCCCGGAACTGCGAAACCCCGTATAACGTGAGGGCGCCCGGCTCTCCAACAGCGGTTGTCAGGCGGTTGTGTAACCATGATTTCCAGTAGTCCACGTTTGAGTTCACCACCCGGCACTTGTACTGCACTTCCCGCTGAATGTGGTACTCGAGCCCGATCGCCAGCACGACCTTACTCCGCTGTTTGGGCGCCGTGTAGGTCCGCCCCATGTCTTGACTCGCGCCCCAGCCTCTGGCCGGAAACCACCCGGGCCCCATATCACGACAGGCTGCTGCAACGGATTCCCCCTCGTATCTTATATCCACCAGCCCCACCTTCGTCCGCACGACTTCCCCGGTCCCCGCCCGCGGCCACCCGGTCTCATCCAACTCCCGCAGCTCCTGGAACGCTATGCCCAGGGCCCGCTCGAGCCCCAATTCCTCCCAATGCACCTCGATCACACCATAATCCACGACGTGCGGGCTCGCGTCCTGCATCCACGCCGCCACGCCCCAATAGATCGACCGTTTGTGCACGTCCGCGGCCGCGGTGAGGCACACTGCGTCCGCCGGCACTTCGCCCTTGCGCTCCGGCCGGGTCCGCACCAGAATATCCCGGTAATCCAGGTACGTCAGATCCTCACGCTCACCGTCGTACGGGAGCGCCCACACGAATTGGTGCAACCGCTTCTCAGCATCCTGCTCGTTTCCCGCCCGCGCGGCCTCCCATTCCTGCGCAGCAATGTCCCCCGCGGTCCAGAAGAGATTGTTGAACGCGTTCCACCTGAAGCCCAACGTGTCTGTTCGTGGCAGGTTCCCCACCACTTGCCCGCCCATCACCTCCTGCCCCTTGTGCACCAGGAGCGCCGTTTCGTTCATCCGCCGGCGTTCGCTTTCGTTCCAAAGTACCCCGCACGCCGGGCACGCGAACGATGCGCCCTCCATCGCGTCCAGTACGTTTGCAGCATCCTGCCAGCCCACCAGGTGCTCCCGTTCCGGCGTAACAGGCGCCCCACACGAGACACAGAGCACAACGATCCGCCCGGCGCTTCCTTCCTGGTACCAGCTCCACGTGATTCCTTCGCTGGTGCTCACCGTGCACTCGAGATAGATCCGCGCGCCTTTCCGCCCATAGCTCAAGGTCCGTGCGATCAACTGCCCGATCTGGCTGGTCTCCACGCTCGCCTCACTCGCCCTGCCAAACGCGTCTGTTTCGGTCACGACCAGGACGCGCGCCGTGTATGCGGCCCGGCTCTTGTCCGAGCCGCCGCCGGTCATAAAACGGAGCACGCCCCCATTGCGGAAGGTTACGCGAAGCCCCGGATCGCCCCCGCGGCTCCCTGCGCCCTTCTGTGGCAAAAATTGCGCGTACGGTCCCGCGGCGATCGCCGGGTACAGGTCATCCCTCCACTTGTCCTCCACAATATCTTCGGTCGGCACGCCGTACACCACAGGCTCGCCGATCTCGAAACAGTGATACAGGACCGGCATGATCGAGCTGCTCAGCGTCTTGCCAGACTGCGACGGCCCCAGGATCACGTGCCGGGTCCAATTGCCGCTGTCGATCTCCTCGTACAACAGCCGCGTGAATGGTTGCCGCTCGAGCTTGAATCGTTCCCCCGCCCACCGGCCCGTTGGTATAATCACCTCACCTTCCGCGAACTCCCCCATGCCTCGCAGCCGCGGCACGTCGGCCGCGGCCAGTAGCCAATCCGTTTCTTCCAGTATCGGCGCCAGTACGTCCGCCTCTATCGCTTCAACTACCGCCATTGCCCTCCGTACCGCCGCCTACGCACCACCGGCCTGCCACCTTCCGATTTCGCCCGCTGCGCCTGGTCCTGCGCATACGCGGCCGATGCCGCCTGCACGCGCCGATACGCCCGCTCGCGGGCCTGCTTCTCCTCTGCGGGCAACGCTTCGTACATCGCCTGCAGAGCCGCCAATTGTTCACGAATCGCTTTCAGATTTGCATCAGCGTTTGTCTGCATATAATCCCCCTAACTGTTCTCTATGAACTCCTGCACGTACTGCTCGCGTTCGTCCTCGTCCGCAAATTCGAGCCCGTCCAGGGCCGCCTGGCGCAACGCCTCCGCGCGCAACCGCTCCATCGCTTGCGCCTCCACAAGCGTCCGTTTCCGCCCGTTGCCGCTTACCGCCCCTGTCTTCTTCCGCCCCTTTTTCAAATTTGGTTTTACGTATCGCCCGACACTGCTTTGCAGGCTCATCGAATTTTTGTACGGGTTCTCCACCTCTTCAAATGCCCGCGCCCACGTCGAATCCGGATACTCGCGGAAATACGCCCGCGTGCGCTTCACCAAATCCTGCACCTTCGCCGGCGCCTGGCGCATCTGCTTTTCTTCCACGGACGCCGCGGCTTTCCGCGGCCGCCCGCTCCCATTTGTATTGCCCTTGCGCACGGGCGCCGCTTTTGCCGCTGCGGGCTTCTGCGTCACACTGCCCGCCGGCTTGTTTGCCAGCGCGATCTCCCGGTCCAGATGGGCACGCGCGCGCTCGAGCAGGCCCACCCGTTCTGCCGGCGTCAATTCTCCGGCCGTGGTGGTGCACACCGCCTCCACGACGTTCCCCAGGTGGAACCCCAACCCGGCCCTTTCAATCGTCTCCATGATCCAACCAATGATCAGCTCCTGTCTCCCCCTCACCAAATTTCATCTGTTCACCACCGCCCCCAAACCTCTCACGCACTCGCTCACGCGCCCGCTCGAGCCCTTCAGAGAATATTGCCCGGGCCTCGTCGCCAAACCGCTGGGCCAGGCGTTCGCCGCTGCGCCGGAGCGCCGCCGCGATTAGCCCGAACGCCGTGTGCACGTCTTCCCGCTCGATCAACTCTTGCCTCCGCCGCGCCAACTCGAGCTTGCGCATATCAGCCTGATACCGCTTATCCCGCACCTGTTGCGTCAGATACTCCCGGCGGATGTCCTCCGGCGCTGATTCCCACGCCACATCGCCCCCGCGCAACCGCCCCTTCACCCACGGCAACACCTGCCACAGGTTGTAGGTCTTCGCCTTGTCCGTATTCCGTGGCATCCCGGCCGCTTCCCATTCGAGCAAGACTTTCGAGCTCGACTCCAACAGGCCCAACACCCATTTTTGCGGAGACTTCGACGCCAACACCCAAAACACGCTATCCTCCAACGCCGTCACAAACCGCTCGACAACCCGCCGCTCTTTCGAGTCCAACACCCGGCCGGCCGCGGCCGCCGCCACCAGCGGCGCCGCTTGGTCCGCCAGGGCCGCATCCACCCGCGCCAGGGCCTCCGGGAACACCGCGCTCAATTGGCCCCAGGCCGGCGCGGCTTTGGGCGCCTTGACCCTCCTGCGAGGCCGCGGCTTCGCCTTCGGTTTCGGTTTCGCAGCCGCTTTGGATTTTGGTTTGGGCTTCGCCTTCGCCCTGGTCCGCGCTTTGGGTTTGCGTTTCGCCGGCGCTGTTCGTGTACTCCGGGGCACGCCTCACCTATTCCTCCTCATCACCGCCGGTCCGGCCGGCCCCCTTTACACCGGCCTTTTTCCCCTTCGCCGCCTCTGCTTCCTTCGCCCACGATTTCGGCTCAGGTTTTTCTTTCGACGCCTCTGCGTACAGATCATCCCAACGCATATCAAACAGCTCGCACACCGCCCGGCCCTCAGCTGTGTGCGGCTTTACCGGCTTCTGAAAATCGTTCTGACCGCTCTCGCTCTGTACCCGCCTTACCAGAACCGGGATCACATGCAGCAGCAGGTCCCGGTCCAATTCCGCCAGGCCGCGTTCTTTCCACTCTTCCAAGCGCTTCCACGGGTCGATGTTCTTGCCCGTCGCGCTATCGTGGTGCATGCCCGCGTTCTCGTAATTCCGCGCGGTCCCAAAAATCACGGCCAGCCGCACAGCACAATGCCCTGTGATCTCTGGAGGCCCGGCGCCGTGCCTCGTCCAATCGGACAGCCGCGCCACGATCTTCGCGTTCACCATCCTGCACCTAATCCGCTCGAGTTGAGCCCTCCGTTCCGCCAGCGGCCGCACCGACTTCTCCTGCCCGTCCCCGCCCGCGTTCGAGCGGGTTGCTCCGTTCCCTGATGTTTTCCGCGCCCAATACGACCGGCCGGTTTTCGGGCCCTCCACCCACAGCACCATGACAGCGCCCTTGTCGTTCTTTTTGCAGCCCGTGTAGTACATGCCAACGTCAGGCTCAAACGGGCCGCGGTAGTTCCACGACCTCTCTGCTAAACACACCACCCGGCCGTGCTTCGCCTCGAGTTCCGCCAACTTGCCTTTCAGGTAAACCTCACCCTTCGCATCCCAGCACGCGTTGTCCAGACACCGCGCCCCAGGGCCCGCTTCGCCGTAGTCCTCTTTGTCCCACAGTTCCGGCTGCACGTCGCTGCGCTTCGGACACCCTACGCACGCCCCGACACCCGGCACCAGGTCCGCCGCCTCTACATCCCACGGTGCCAGGCTAATCTGCTGCAGGTAATCCCCCAGCTCGTCGCGTAGCTCGGCCAGCGTCCAACTGCGGAGCCAACTGCCCTCCCCTTTCCCGATCCATTCCTTCGCCAGCTCGCTTTGCGTCTCAGCCGGGTACCGCGCAATCAACTCGAGATGGCTCGCGCTCCACGCGCTCACGGGCGTCTCGGGATCGGTCACAGCCTCCCGCCATTCCTCGATCAGTTCGGTCAGCCGCGCGCGCCTCAGCACCCACTTGGTCGATTTGCCCAACTGGTTCGCCGCTTGTTCCGCGGTCCACCCGCGCTCGAGCAACAGCGCCAGCGTCTCACCCTCTTCCAGCGGATGCAGGCTCTCCCGCTGCAGATTCTCCGTTACGGTCACCGCCAGGGCCTCCGCGTCCGTCATCTCGCGGACGAGCACCGGCATCGTGTCAAACCCCGCCGCCCTGCACGCCCGCCAACGCCGCTCACCTGCCCGCAGCTCGATCTTCCCGGCCTGCTCCGGATGCGGCCGGCCTAAGCCGGGCTCGAGCACGCCAAGCGCACGGATGTTTTCCACAAACTCTTTGAACTCCGGCGAGCCTTCGTGAATCCTCCGCTTGTTGTCCGTGGTCGGCACAATCTGTTCCAATGGCACTTCCTGAACTACGATCGTTGTGGTCATGCGACCCCCTTTCTCCGTTCGTGAGCACACCGCCGGCGCTATCGGCCAATACCCGCGCCAGGTGTCCCGCGTAAACTCCAACAGATTTCCAATACGCCGCCATCGGCGCCTTATGACTTCCCCAACATTTCTCCGCGCGCGCTAAAGCGTCCATGCGCAAATCCACCAGAACGGCCCGCAGTTCACCACGGCTCTCCGGCGGTAGTGCCATAAGCCGTTCCACAGCCGGCAATCCAAGCACAGGATTTCGTACCTCGCGCCTACTCGAGCGCTTCATACGCTCACCTCCTGCCGGCCGTCGATGAGAAACCGCGCCCGAGCGGCCAGCTCCTTGTACTCCCGCCGCCCCCGCGCATTCACTACCGGCCACTTCCAAGCGTTCTTCACCACACTCAATCTTTCGCCTGCTGCTCCAATGCCCACGTCAGAATCCCCAAGGCGTCCGCCGACCAGTCAGTGACGTTGATATGCGGGTAACGCGCCTGCATCAACTCCTTCACCTTGCGCTTGCGTTCCTTGTAGTCCTTGGGCAGAGCGCCCATCGCC